GACCGCTGGGCGGGACGCGGGCGTCCGGATCCGCGTCGACGGCCGCAAGATGCCCAATCGGGCCCGGGCGGTCCAGGCGTACATGGAGGGCCTGAAGAAGCCCTGGCGGCACCCCGTGTACGGCAACCGCGAGAACTGGGTCAAGCAGGACCCGAAGCCCTACTTCTTCAAGACGGTGCGCCCGCTGGGGCTCGCCTCTCGGGTGCAGGTCAACAAGGCCATCGACCGTGTGGCCAAGAAGATCTCCTGACCCACCCCTGACCGACTGACCCACTGACCGGCCCGTGCCGCGTCACGACCCCTCGAGGGGAGGTGCCGCGGCATGTCGTCGACGACCACTCGCGTTCTGTACGACCTGGTCGCGCGCGACCGGGCGAGCAAGACCTTCGGGCAGGTCGGCAGCTCGGCGTCGAAGCTGGAGAAGGCCAGCGTCGCCGTTGGCGCGGCCATCAAGAAGGGGCTCGCCGTCGGCACGATGGCCGTGGCCGGCATCGGTGCCGTGTCGGCGAAGGCCGCCACCGACTTCCAGGCGGAGATGACCCGCATCTCCACCCAGGCCGGCGGCACCACGAAGGACGTGAGGGTCCTCTCGGACCAGGTCCTCAAGCTGGGCGGAAAGGTCCAGCAGGGGCCGAAGGCCCTCGCCGACTCGCTGTACCACCTGAAGAGCGTCGGCATGGACAACGTCCAGGCCATGCAGGCGCTGCGCGAAGCCTCTGACCTTGCCGCGGTCGGTCACGCCGACCTGGAGCAGACCACCAACGCACTCGCGGGCGCCTGGCGCACCGGCATCAAGGGCGCCACGTCCTTCCATGAGGCGGTTTCGACGGTCAACGCGGTCATCGGCGCCGGCAACATGTCGATGGAGCAGTTCAACCTCGCTATCGGCACCGGCATCCTGCCCAGCGCGAAGACATTCGGCTTGTCGATGCAGCAGGTCGGCGCCGCACTCGCCCTCATGACCGACGAGGGCATCGACTCGGCGTCCGCCGCGACCCGGCTGCGCATGTCCTTCAGTCTGCTCGGCGCGCCCTCCGGCGCGGCCGAGAAGCAGCTGAAGAAGATCGGTCTGTCCGGGCTGCAGCTCGCCAACGCCATGCGCGGCAAGGACGGGCTGATCGGCGCGCTGACGCTGCTGAAGGACCACCTCGACGAGTCGGGGATGTCCGCGGCCGAGCAGTCGCAGCTGCTGTCCCGGGCGTTCGGCGGCGGCCGGTCCAGCTCCGGCATCCTGCTGATGCTCAACAACCTGGACGTCCTGGTCAAGAAGCAGGAGCAGATCAACCACTCCATCGGCAAGTTCGATGACGCGGTCAAGCAGCAGAGGAAGACCGCGCAGGCGGAGTGGGCGCGGCTGACGACCGGCCTGGAGTCGGCGTCGGTGCGGCTGGGCCTGGTCATCCTGCCGCCCATCACCGGTTTCGTCGGGTTCATCAACGACAAGGCGATCCCCACCGCGGCCCGCTTCGGCCGGACGATGGGGAGCTTGGTACCCGTCGGCAAGATCAAGCAGAGCATCGCCGACGTCCAGTCGACCGTCGGCGGCTTCCTGTCCGGGGTGACCGGCGGGAACGGTATCGGCGGGTTCCTCAAGGGCCTCACCGGCGGCGGCCAGGCGAAGAAGCCGGCGTCGCCGCTGGACAAATTCCCGACGACCGTGCTGCAGCCGCACGGCGGGGCGCCGCACCTCGGATCGGCGCAGACGTCGGCGACGAAGGGACCCGGGACGGCGCTGGCCCCGCGGCCGCACTACGGTGTCGGCCAGGTCGCGCCCGTGACCGGCGTGCGGGGCCCGGCGCTGGCCCCCATGCCACACGGCGGGTCTGGGCTGGCCGCACCGCTCGTCAAGCAGCCGAAGGCGGCACCTCCCAAGTCGGCTGCGCAGCAGCTGGGGGAGAGCGTCCGCAAGGCGGTCACCGGCGGCATCGAAGGCGTCGACTGGGGCAAGCTGGGGCCGAAGCTGGGATCCGGCCTGGCCACGGCGATCGGCTGGCTCGGCCAGCACACCGCCGACCTCACGAAGCGCCTGGTCGGCGCCCTCTCCAAGATCGATTTCGTTGAGATCGGCAAGAGCTTCGGCGGCGCCGCGATCCCCCTCGCGATCGGCTTCATCACGAACCTCTTCTCGCCGCTGTTCTCGCTGGACTTCTGGAAGAAGCACTGGCTGGACACCATCATCGCGGTGATCTCGGTCATCCCGATCGGACGTCTCGCCGGGGGACTGGCCAAGATCTTCGAGCACATTCCGATCCTGAAGATTTTCGAGCCGGTGCTGTCCGGGATCAGCAAGCTCGGAGGCTGGATCGAGAAGGGGCTGAGCAAGGTTTTCGGCCCCTTCAAGCGGGGTGTCGTCGATGGCTTCCGCAGGGCTTTCCCCGAGGCGGCCGCGGCGCTCGAACGGGAAGCCGGCCTGATCACGACGCGCCTGGGCCTGTGGGGGCTGAAGCTGCTCGACACGGGATCGAAGGCGGCCCGCGCCCTCGGCTCCGGCATCGAAAGAGGCATCTCCTGGGTCACTGAGAAGGCCCTCGGCCTGGGCAAGGCTGTCGTCAGCCCGTTCGCGAAGGCCGGCGGCTGGCTGCTCGGCAAGGGCCGGGACCTGATCCTCGGCCTGACCAGGGGCATCGCTGAGCGGGCGTCGGGAATCGGTAGCTGGATCTGGGCCCGGACCGGCCGCCCCGCGGTGGACGCGTTCAAGAACGCCGGCAGCTGGCTGCTCAGCAAGGGCAAGGCACTTGTCTCCGGCGTCCGTACGGGCGTCGTCGACGGCGCGAAGGGCATCGGCTCGTGGGCCTGGAACCGGATCGCGAAGCCGCAGCTCGACATGTTCCGCAACGCCGGATCGTGGCTGGTCTCGAAGGGCCGCTCCCTCGTCTCCGGTATCCGCTCGGGCGTCGTCAACGGGGCGAAGGGCATCGGCTCGTGGGCCTGGAACAAGATCGCGAAGCCGCAGCTCGACGCGTTCAAGAACGCCGGATCGTGGCTGCGCGACAAGGGCGGCGCCCTGATCTCCGGCATGAAAAACGGCATCGTCGACAAGATCAAGGGCATCGGAAAGTGGGCCAAGCAGAACATCGTTGACCCGGTCGTCGACGCGGTGAAGACGTTCTTCGGCATCAAGAGCCCCAGCCGCGTCTTCATGGGCATCGGCGGTCACCTCATCAGCGGCCTGATGAAGGGCATGGCGACCACCAACGGAAAGCAGATCGCCACGACCGTGTTCGGCGACCTGCCGTCCGCGCTCGGCTCCATCGTCGGCAAGGGCCTCATCTCCGTGTCCAAGCTGCCCAGCAAGGCCATGAACGCGTTGGCAGGCCTGGGCAGCAAGTTGGGAGGGCTCTTCAAGGGCCTGTTCGGCGGCGGAGGCGACAGCAAGGGCGTCAGCCGATGGTCTGAGACCGTTGCCACGGCGCTCGGCTTGCTCGGCGCGCCGGCGAGCGCGCTGCCCGCCGTCCTCAAGCGCATCGAGATGGAATCCAGCGGCGACCCCACCGCGATCAACCTCACGGACATCAACGCGCAGCGCGGTGACCCCTCCCGCGGCCTAATGCAGACCATCGGCAGCACCTTCAACGCCTACGCCGGCCCGTTCCGGTCACGCGGCATCTACGACCCGCTCGCCAACGTGTACGCCGGCATCAACTACGCGATGCATGCCTACGGGTCCAACTGGATCAACGTCATGACCCGGCCCGGTGGCTACGCCAGGGGCACCCGCGGCGCCGCCCGCGGTCTGGCCTGGGTCGGCGAGCGCGGTCCCGAGCTGGTCAACTTCAGCGGCGGCGAGGACGTCCTCAGCCACCCCGACTCCGTGGCTTTCGCGCAGGCCCACGGGATCCGGCTGCCCGGCTACGCATCCGGCACGATCCTCAACGCAGCTGACCGGGTGAAGCGGGACCGGCAGGCGGTCGAGGACGCCAAGGACGCTCTCTCGCGGGCGAAGCGCCGCCACAAGGGCGAGGCCGCCGCGCAGAAGAAGCTCGAGGCGGCCGAGAAGGAATTGAAGGCCGCCGAGATCGCACTGTCCAACGCCAAGAGGTCGGCGAAGACATCAATCTCGAACACGATCAACACCGGGTTGCTGAAGACTCTGGAGACCGGGACGTCGTCGTCGATCGCCAGCGCGATCAAGTCTTTGGCGACGAAGCTCCTCAACGCTGGCTACAACAAGACCGCCTCGGCGATCCAGAAGAAGGGCAGCCAGCTGGAGACGCTCGCGAACAAGCGGGCCAGCATCCAGAGCACGATCAACGCGGCGAACCAGTATGCCTCGGATCAGACGACGAAGATCAACGACTTCCTCAGCATCAGCGGGACCTCTGCCACGTCGGTGGGCGGCCTCATCTCTCAGATGACGGGCCAGCAGAAGACCGCGAGCAACTTCGTGGCCCTGACGAAGTCGCTGAAGGCGCGCGGTGCGTCGAAGGAGCTGCTGCAACAGCTGGAGGACGCGGGCCCGGGCAGCCAGCTCGCGACGATCCTCGGCGACAAGAACGTCAAGCAGTCGGACATCGCCAAACTGAACGGCCTGGTCAAGTCGGGCGGGAAGCTCGCCACGTCCTTCGGCAAGGACATGGCGGACTTGATGTTCGACAGCGGCAAGGACGCGGGCAAGGGCTTCCTCGCTGGGCTGAAAGCCCAGCAGAAGGCGCTCCAGAAGCAGATGGACGTGCTGGCCAAGGCCCTGGTCGACCAGATCAAGAAGAGCCTGAAGATCAAGAGCCCGTCCGTCGTGATGCGGGACCAGGTGGGCAAGCAGGTCGCGCTCGGCATGGCCGTCGGCATGGACCGGCACCGGCCCCACGTAGCTGCCGCCGGCCGCCGCCTGGCGACGACCGCCTATGCGGCATCGGCCGGCGGCAGTTCCGCGCGCGCCAACGCCGCCTTCGGCTACCTCGCGCAGCTCATCAACAGCGGCCAGCTCGGCGGCAGCGAGGTCCACGTGCACTTCGACGACCCGACGCTGAAGGATCTGATCCGCGTCACCACCACACCGATGATCAAGGCGAGTGCGGACCGGCAGGCCTACCGGGCGAACGTCGGGAGGCGTTGATGACGATCTCTTACCTGAGCCAGGGCGGGACGGCTACAGACGCGGCCACCGTAACGCCGTCGTACTCGGTGACCCCGTCAGCAGGGCAGCTTGGCATTCTGCAGGTCGTCTCCTCGCACCCCAACTTCTCCACCCCGTCCACGCCGTCTGGCTGGACGCTGGCCGGCAGCTTCTCCGGTGGCGGCGGAACGCTCGGGGCCGGGACGGGGCCACGCAGGATCACCATGTTCGTGCGGGAGATGGTCGGCGGGGACGCGAAGCCCACCACGTCCATCCCCTCCGGGAGCACGGGCTCCGTCATCGCAGGCACGATCGCCCTGCTGTCCCGGACGACGGGTACCGGCTGGCGGTGGGCATGGGCGGCGGGTGAGGACACGACGTCGGGCACCGCGTTCTCGGCGCCTTGTGCCACTGCCCTGACCTGGGCCGTGGGCGACTTCGCGTGGTGGGGCTACGCTCTGCCGGTGTCGACCGACGGTTTCCCGTCGGTGGGCATCACCGCAGCGGGCGTCACCTTCGACACGGCCACAGGCCGGTTCTCCGCCGGGGCGGCAACCGGCAACGGCGCTCGCTCCGGAGCGGCCAGCGCATCCGTGACCGCGGGCTCGGCCACGGTCGCGCCCACAGTCACATCGACGCTCAACACGGCTTCGACAGGCGTCGCTGGCGTACTGCGGGTGCGGGAGGCCAAGAGCGGGATCGCGGTCAGTCCCCAGTCAGTGTTCCCACCGAGGAACCTCGTGTCCGTGACCGGGCTGGAAGCGGACGACATCACCAGCGTGAGCATGTTCCGGCAGCAGGGCACCGACCTCACTGGGGTGCGGGCCGCGTCGGGAGTCGACACCACCGGCGCGGACGTTCTGCTCCGGGTGGATGCCGAGCAGCCCTTCGGCGTGGCCGTCAACTACGCGGCCACCCTGACGGACGTCAACGGCATCTCCTGGACGGTCTACTCGGGGCCGATCACGTCCACCGTGGACGGTGACGTCATCTCCGACGCTGTCCAGGGCACCGGCGCGAAGGTCTTCATCGAGGCCTGGGACGACAAGAAGCGCACCCGGGACGCGACGGTTTTCAACGTGGGCGGGCGCCTGGTCGTCGTCGGCAAACCGCGCTCCGGCGCGCAGGGCACCGTCAGCGTGTCCACCGACACCGACGACGCCGGCGACGCCCTGCAGGAGGTCCTCGCCAACGCCACCGAGGGCGTCATCCTGATCCGCAAGCAGGTCACCCTCGCGGGTGTTGACGGCTACCTGGCGCTGATCGATGACGACGAACGCCGTACCTGGTCCATCCCGTACCGGATCTGGGACCTGTCCACCGCAGAGGCGGAGGCCTGGCCGGACAGCCTGGAGGCGGCCGGCTTCACCCTGCAGGACATCGCCAACAACTACTCGACGCTGTCCGACCTCGCTACCGACTTCGTGACGCTGCTCGCGATCGCCCTGTTCGACTGGGGTGGCTGACGTGCTGGACATGTCGAACGTCGCACTGGATGTCGTGCAGCGCTCCTTCACCATGCAGGTCCGCGCCGAGTCCTGGCGCGACGGCGAGCTGCTCGCCGCGGACATCCCGGTCGCGGACGGCAGCGAGGACCGCGACCGGTCGCTCGCCGTGCCGGAGCGGGTCAGCCTGACCGTGCCCCGCCGGGACCGCGGCTTCGACTGGAACCCGGGCGCCGACCCGGACCACCCGCTGGCCGCGTACGGGCAGCAGCTGCACATCAGCTATGGGGTCGACATCGGTGGCGACTTCGAGTGGATCGACCGCGGATGGTTCCTGATCACTGAGTCGGGTGCGACGGACGACACGACGGTCAGCGTCACCTTGCAGGGCCTGCTCACCTGGGTCGATGAAGCGAAATTCGCGGCGCCCTTCCAGCCGTCGGGCACGCTCGCGTCGACGATCCGCTCCCTGGTCGAGCCCGCGCTGACCGTGAATCTCGACGGCACCCTCATCGACCGGTCAGTGCCGGTCGGCATGCAGTGGGACAGCGACCGGATGGCTGGCCTGGCGGAAGTCCTCGCTGCGTGGGCTGCAGACGCAGTCGTGACCGCGGACGGCACCCTGCTTGTGGAACCGCTCACGGACGACGGCAGCCCGGTGCTGTCACTGACAGACGGCCTCGGCGGCACGGTGATGCGCTGGCAGGGGAGCAGCAGCCGGGACGGCGCGTTCAACTGCGTGGTAGCCCAGGGCGAGGACAGCGCGGGCAACCAGATCCAGGGCGTCGCCTACGACACCGATACCGCGAGCCCGTTCCGGCTCGGTGGACCGTTCAACCCGCTTCCCGTGCCGTACCCGTTCAGCTCACCGCTGATGACGACCGTCGCCCAGTGCCGCAAGGCGGCGGCCGCCAAGCTGCTGCAACTGCGACGAACTGCATCGCGTCGCCTGGCGGTGAGCATGGTCCCGCATCCGGGCCTGATGACTGGCGACATCATCGCCGCCACTGGCGCCGGCTTGACCGACACGCCGTGCGTGATCGAGACGCTGTCGCTGCCGTACTCGCCCGGCGAGATGAACCTCACCGTGAGGGTGCTCTGACATGGCCGACTTCGCAGATACCCGGGTCTCTCTCGCCGGGCAGGGTGCCCTCATCGGCGTCTCCGCGACAGCGTCCGCGTCCGGGGCGTGCCTGGCCGACATCGGCGGCATCCGCGTCACCGTCCGCGTGCCACCCAGCCTGACCGTCACCGCGAAGCAGAGCCTGCTCATCTTGCGCAAGGGCTCCACCTACTGGGCGATCAGCGTCCTCACGGCACCGCCAGCGGTCCCGCCCGCGCCACCACCACCCGATGACAGCGTGTCCACCAGCGATCCGGCCCCGGCGCCGAAACCGACGACGACCACGGGCACTCTGGTGTGCTCGCCGGTAGCGACCTCGACGTGGCGGGACGGGCACTGGCGCACCGACATCGGCAGCTCCACCTCGGCTGACACCTTCCAGGGCCGATACGCCGGGAGCGGGTACGGACGGATGAGCGGGTTCGCGTTCTACGGCTCGAAGCCGAGGTCGATCGCGGGTGCCTCCGTCACGAAGGTGACCGTCCGGCTGCGGCGGCTGACGTCCGGCGACTACGGCACGCGCAGCCCCACGCTGCGCCTGGTCTCGGAGTCCACCCGGCCCAGCTCCTTTCCGACGCTGAACGAGACGTCGCCGGGGCCGGCCCTCGGCGTCCAGGGCCACGTGTCGCCGTCGGAGGCCACCTTCACCCTGCCCACGTCGTGGGGTCAGGCCATGGTCGACGGCTCCCGCGGCGGCCTGGGCATCACCGTCAGTTCTGACGACCCCTACATGCGGCTCGCGGGCCGCGCGTCCTGGTCCGCTGCGTGGACGCTCACGCTGTACTGGAGGAGATCGAGTTGAGCCAGAAGACACCGAACGGGCTCACGTACCCGGAGAGCAACGACCACACCCGCATCTGGGAGCACATGCAGACGCTGGCCCAGAACGTGGACCCGCAGCTGAACATGCCTCAGCGGGCGATCTTCACGGCCAGCGGCACGTGGACGAAGCCCACCAACGCGAAGTGGGTCCGGGTCCAGGTCGTCGGCGCTGGCGGAGGCGGCGGCGGGACACCGACGAGCGCGGCCGGGCAGGCGGCCGTCGCGGGTGGCGGCGGAGGCGGTGGCTACGCCGAGAGCATCATCGCCGCGTCCAGCCTGGGCAGCACCGTCTCCGTCTCCGTCGGCATTGGCGGCGCCGGGGCGGCCGCCGGAGCGAACGCCGGAACCGCGGGCGGCTCCTCCGGCTTCGGGGGTACGGTGGCCGCCAGCGGAGGCGGAGGTGGCGGGGCCGGCACTTCCACGACCGGCAACCAGAGTGCTGCGGGCGGCGCGGCCGGGACGGGACTGGCCGGTGACCTTCAGATAGCCGGCGGCGACGGCGGCAACGGCATCGTCGTCTCCGGAATCCCCACCGCTCAGGCCTACGGCGGCACCGGATTCATGGGCAACCAGCGGCGCGGCCCCTCCGGCACCACGGTATCCGGCTCGGGCACCAGCGCCAGCGGTGGCTTCCGCTTCGGCGGTGGCGGCGGC